GCAGAACTCGATTTTAGTGTTAATGGACCAGCCATCTTTTAATCCCCTTAGTTAATCAATGCACCGGAAGAATTATAGACTGCCAGACCGCGGTGTCTGATCCAGTCTACTGCATCTTTACAGGTTACAGTGGTAGTTGTATTTGCGGGGAGTGCTACTCCAGCGTTAGCCGTGCCGCCATCAATTTTATCAGATGTATTTGGATATAGAATAATGTCTGCGGAAGTAGTGTTTTGAACACTGATGTGTAATCCGGCAGCCGCTGTAGGCAGTTTAACACCTTGTGCCGCACTAGCCGAAGTTATAATACTGATAGTCTCAGCTATAGCAGTTGCATCACCTTGATTAGATCCTGCGGCTGATATAGCCTCTACACCATATGTCAGAGATCCAAGCAATGATGCACTTCCATTTATGATAAAGTCTTGTACATTATTTCCACCAGATCCGACTGCTCTCCATGAGCCAGTTCCTGTACCTACAAGTTCTTTGCCGTTATCATCAACAATTTCGACAGGTGCATTAGCTGATCCACCATCGATTGCTTCTCCACTAGCCGGATATACTTTAATAGTATTACCAGAGATGTTATACACATTGATGACTTTACCAACTAGTGCCGCTGGTAGTACTACGCCTTGGTTAGCATTTGCAGTCGATATAATGTTATAAGTCTTTGTTATAGCAGTACCGCCGCCTTGGGTAGTACCCGCCGCAGTTACTGTAGCCGCAGTCGAAAGTGTTAAATTGCCCGTTGCAGTTAATGCGGCAACGGCAACACTATCACCCGACTCGTACTTGTCATTGTTTAGGTTGGTGAAGTTGTTGTCAACTTCGGTATTTGTTAAGGGTGAACCCTTAGTCGCTCTCAGTGTAATAGTTGCCATTGCCTTTTCCTATGGTTCGAATTTTTGTATGATGGTTTTAAGGACATTTTTTATATCAAAAAGTTCTTCTTTCAGACTATTTATATCATCACACATCTTATCCATTTGAAGTGAACGAGCTTTGCTTTTCTTATAAGCCGCTAGTCCATTATTGTCCACGCATAGCAATGCGCCCGTTGCGGTGTCTCGTCTATATTTATCACGAGAATTCTGTTCTAGGCTTGCATTGCTATGCATCGTAGTTCCTTAGCTTGAGGTATCTTGGAAGTGTTGGATGACAGGAACACTAACTTAGTCGAGAACTTCTTAAACTTAGTAAATGTTACTGTGCTTACAACAGCAGTTACTTTCGCGGCTGCTCCTGCATATGCAACAGTTGCAGTTCCCATCGTCTGTGATGAAGACGTATGAGTCGGAGCACTAGTTCCTGCATTGCCACCATTAGTTACTGTGTACAAGTTTGCAAGATGGAATATTTGTTGACCAGTAGCATAAGTTGTATTTGTTATCCACTGAGTTCCAACTTCAATTGTAGGAGTTGATCCGTAATCTCTACCGGGGTTAGTCAATGTGACTGTTCCTACTCCACCGCCATTTAGCAAAGAATATGCACTAGCCGCGCCAGAACTAAATTTAAGATCGGGTGCAGAAGTATATCCTGTACCAACAGTACCTATAACAAGATTGGTTACTCGGTCTGTTGTGTACTCAAATGCTTCAGATGAATTCAAATTTGCAGTAGGTATCTTATATCCAAAATCAATAAACGAGGTTTCCGATAGTGAAGAAGTCTTAGGACTCCAGTCATCGTTTAGCACCAATTCAATCCAAGGGATATCATCGATGAAATTTGCATCATCTTCAGCAGACATAAACTTGCCGTAAACCTTGACTGACGATCCTACTGGTTGCTTCAATGCAACCTGCACAAGAATATCTTCAGCTTCTTGCCCGTCTGCTAGTATTACTGGCTTGTTGATATAGCGAGATAATGCGCCACCATTGTTTCCTGTCTCGTCTGTAGATACATTATTAATAACATTACTCTTAACTAGCATTGACATTCTGGTGACATCTACAACAGGAGATATCCTAGCATCAGTAGTGGCAAATAATATCTTGTGATTGATTGTCTTCTTACTTGTACCAGTGAGATAGTATGCTTCATTTGAGTAAGATCGAACTGCTTTTTCAACAGAAACACTCTTGCGTGTGTCAACTGGAATAGCTTCGTATGTTGAGTTAGCAGTAGAAACACCAGTAGGATTCGTTGCGGCAAATGAATGTTGCAAAGAAGTCTGAGGAAAATCAATATTACCAATAAGTGTTCTCAGTTCGTTGAACTTCCTATCGATGATATCAGTCACAGTCATTATACTTGCACCGCTTCTAATTGGTGTAATGATTGCTCCGGGAGAAGTTTGATTTCTAAAGTGACCATCGATTACTTGAAACGCTCCAAACTCTTTCAGTGAATTCATTTCACTGCATATGCCGCGGGCTAGTGTCAAGTTGATAATTGCACCAGTTCCGTTGCCGTTTGAATTTCCCCCACCTAAGTTGCCAATAGCAACACTGGCTTGTGCAGTGTTTCCTGGATTGGAGCCTTCTGCCCATGCCACATCTAAGCTACCAGGATCAGTAACAACATATGTTTGTATTGCACCAGCGGCACCAACTGCCGGTGCAGTTACTTGAATCTTAACGCCAGTGAGTGTCTTGCCAGCGGCATCGACTGAACTAGCCAGTGTTATAATATCACCAGCTTCATATCCAGATCCAGCATTAGTAATAGCAGTCTTCCATCCATGAATCATACTTCCTACTTTTGGTCGACCAGCCGTATAATCACCAAGCTGGAGATAATCTACATCAGAGTTCTCTATTTGCAGTGAACCAGAAGTAGAAGTAAAGTTTGCTCTCAATAACTGATAGGTAATATCTTCAGCTTGGTGAGCGTTCCACGTTCTGTTGTTTGCAGATGTAAAGAGAATACCATCGATGTTAGTATCTTCAGCAAAGATTCTTTGTGTGGTATTAATCTTGTTCTCGCCTAACTTAGATACCCAGATGTTGTAATCAGGTGAGTTACCCTGTGGTAGAAGTACGAAACAATACTCTGTGCCACCTTTAAGATAAACAGGTGCTTCAAAAGTAAATTCTGTTGCTAGATTGCCTCCGGTGCCAAACCCTATAACACCATCAGAATCTTCAGTGGTGACTTTGACCTGGGCTGGCGCAAGATATGCTTCTCCATATGGAAGAACTGATCTTGCTGGATATCCATTAACAACTTCTCGTAGTTGAAGCGTGATGCCCATATCTGCCGATTTACTAGAAAAGAATACCTTACATGAAGTAGTGAAAACTCCAGTGGGTGACTGAACAGTAAAAGTCTGTGCGATAGGATCGAATCCGCCAGTTACTTCAAGGTGTTGTGTTAAGACCAGATCCGCATCCAATTCAGCAGTAACTTTTGCGGATGCGGTTGCGTTGATATCCAATACCACATTCTTCAACTCTACACCAGTAACACTGGTCTGCGATCCTATGACTGTAGTTTCGGGCGCAGTCTGTCCAAAGTTAACAGTTGGAACCTGTGTACTAATCACTGTCTGTTGTGAGACTGTAGATAGTCCATAAGATGAGTATGATGCGTTACTCGAGGTAGTGACGAATGATTTTCTATCTTTAGCGTCATCAGAGAATCTTAGAATTCTTTCACCCGTGATGAATGTTCCACTGGGTATTCTAAATGTTGCCGCAAAATTTCCTTGAGCATCAGTCGTAATAGCAGATCCTTGGGCGCCAGTCGAGTTATTCTGAAACTTAGATGCCCAAGTTGCTTCTGCGTGATTGGCAACAATGTCTGTTGCTGAGGTAAGATTCACTGGAGTGCAGTTAGTACTCTGTGCAACACCATCAAAGAATGCATATAGTTTTGTATTTGGCTTCATACGTCTGCCAATAACACATAGAAGTACAGGCTTCATAAACTGATTGATATCAACCTTAATTAACTTCTTGCCCAGTTGCATTGTGTTCTCTGTAAATGGACCGGCAGTTGCTGTGAGCATTGTCGTTGTGGCACTTTGGGTAATAGTCTGTGTCGATGTGATAACATCACCAGTGACGAATCCTGATACGCCTATCTCTCCGTCGATACCAACACTACCTGAAATATCAACTACACCAGTGATATCAGATTGAACTGTTATTCTTCCGCCTGTATCGGTCGCGCTTGCTCCACCAGTGGCTGAAGCATTAAAATCAGCAGAACCGCTGAATTCGGCTGTATCGGTTGCTTCAGCAAAGAAGCTGGCAGATGTTGGGTCATTTTGTACACCGGCAAAGCTAACTTCATATGATGCAGTGATCTGTGCATTGTTTAGGTTCTTGGCTAAGTCACCCGCAAATAGACTCAATGAATCATCTACGACTTCCAAATCTGCCGCCCGTGACGTATCAACATGATTCTGTGATCTTGGGTAGACAGTAAGATCACCATAAAAGTCAAACAACAATTCACCAACACAGTTTCTAGTCTTAGAACTAAATCTATTATTACTGAATACTACTGGAGTATAAGGAAGAGTTAATAAACTTCCTGTTTTTGTAATATTACTAGAGGAAGTAGAATTGAAGTCTAGATTAATATTGTCTTCTTCGTATGCTGGTCCAACAGAATTAGTTACAGGATTAATCGATGCCTTGAATCCTGGGTCACCAACTGCGCTTAATGTATGGCTGTCGAATACATTTACAAAGATTCCATTCTTGAATCGATCATTTCCAGAAGCATCTAGAATCTTCAGACTATCTGCTTCTCTTTCCATCAAGGATAGAGCCGTGTAATATTCCAGTCTGCCAATTCTCTTTTCAATGGCAGCAATGTCATTCATTGAATAACGTCTTGTCTGTTGAATACGTTTACCAACAGTCATGTGTGGCTTCTGATGCACTTTTCCTAGGAAGGGTGAGATAGAAGGATACGGAGGAATATTAAGCTCCGCAATAGTCATTCCCCAATCTGTAATAGGAGGTCGTGGTGAAACACTAGGAATTCCCTCAGCAACAACAAAGTCGCCCTGTTCGGATATTACAACTTTATCCATGCGAGGAAGATAATATTCCACGTCAGTTGAAAAGTTAGTTATGGGTCCAGGAACATGTACTCCATCATCTGGTTTAAGTAGAGTCGTACCAGTAGCGGGATTTATTGTTGCATCAGCCATCACACCACTGATGTTAGCAGTAGCTAAAACATATGGACGAAAGTCAATGCAATCCCTAAGTGCATACAGCCCACCCTTCTTAGACCTATAATTGGGTATCTCATAAGTGAAAATAGTACTTGCAGTTCCAGTATCATTAACAGGATATGAATCGACTGAGAACCAAGTGCCATTAGTAGAGGTATAATTTGGAGTAAAGCATTGTAACTTGACAACAATAAACTTATTTAAATTATCTAATTGACCTGGGTTAGCAATCAATTTAGAATGTTCATATAGATTGTCAGTTTGTCCACTGTCTAGGCTAAATTTATTTTTTTGATCTTGTCCAGTTTCAGCAAAATCAGTTCCATTAACATAAACATTCTGAATCTTAAATGCATCAGGAACACCCAAGTTCCATGGTCCATATCTTCCACCTGCGTTTGTTGCAGTATTAATCTTGACGTATATGTTAGATACTAATGTCTTGGGAACAGGAGTAGTGTCTGTATTCTTAACATTCACGAATATCTTAGCAGTGAATGTTCCACTTGCACTACCAACATCTAGTGAAATTGATGTCGCACTAACAGCAGTAAACATAGCCGCAGTTAATGGAAGTACTCGACCTTCAACCATTGCCACACTATTAATAGTTTGGGCAGATGTAAGAACACAGATAAAGTTTTGATTAACTAATGTTTGAGTGATGCTTGCAGAATACGGAAAAGTCATTGCTCCGGTAGCACCAAGTGTTGCTGTGCCGTTTGCGGCAAAGGTTACATCGAACTCTTCTTGATGATAATATGCAGTATCATATGAGCCACCACCAGCGGCAGCAAGTGTCTTAGCACTTCTATATGGAGCTCGGAATACTAATTTATTCTGATTAGGTTCTTTTAGTACCGCAACACCACTTTCTAGAACAACATCAGCAAAGCCACTATCTGTGCCGGCGGAGTAATAAATTCCTCTAACGCCAGACAGGGTGCCTTTTGTAATCTTAATGTCATAAAGATACATGCGATATTTACATGCGGCTGCACCAAGAGTGCCCGTGTCATACGAGATATGCTTAACTCTAGCTTGTCCAATAATTTGGGCAGCACTAGGAGCCGCTGTCGATCCAAATGTAGTTGCCGTTACTGCGTCTTTGGCTGTTGAGTAAAGAGTGACTAGATTGCCATCTTCAATGTTCCACAACCCGCAATACTCATCAACTATGAAGTAGTTTCCGTATCCCGTAGATACTGTTTGCCCTTCTTGTGTTAGGGTTGAGGTGCCTTTGTTTACGGGAAGTACAGTACTCGTACCATACGCATGTCTGTATCCGTTAACATATGCTGTGCCGCCACCAATAGATAGAGCAAGTTTTAATGCATTTCCACCGTCTGCGGCAGAGAATTTACCTTGATTATTGGAAGTAGCCAAATGCTCATCAATATTGATATCGAATTTTTTTGTTACATAGTCACCTGATTCTTCAGAAGTTCTTTCTGCGAGAATCTTTCCAAGCATAGAAAGCATACTAGCGCCTTCTGGCTTTTTCTGATAGTATTCGCCATTAACGATTTTATCAGTGGCTACGAAATCCGCATCACCCTCAACATCTATTCCTAGAATAGCAATCTCTGTTGCGATCTTGTATCGATCTGCTCCAGGAGAGTTGTAGTTGAAAGAACCTGATGCTGGATCAAGTAGGCTAGTATCTGTGTCCGAAGTTACAATAGACTCTTTGGCTTTCAGCCCAACATAAGAACTTGCAATTGGGTTGTACTTGTCTACAACAATTTCCTGTCGTAAGTGAGTTACGAATTGATTCTTTAGGAAGAAAATACCATCAGAGATTACAAAGAACAGCCCGTATCCATAATAATTCTCATTAGTTACGGATGCGCTTTTGTTATTATCTACAACAAATGTATCACCATTTCTTCCAGAATCTGTACTAGTGACTGTAAGGGTTTCGCCTGAAATGAAGTGAATGGAACTCTGTTCACTTCCCGCTTCGGTTATATTTCCGCCAGTGTAAGCAAGATATAATGTCTTTTTATCTACTGCATGGCTGTCGATACCAACTACGCTAGACAGAATCTTTGCAGTAATTCCAGTTACAGAGCCGGTGACTGTATCACCGGTATAGTTAGTGAGTTCGGTATCTACGATAGTGGTAGAAGCGGCATCGACATCATTAATTTTAATGAAAGGCTTTCGCAGTATGGTAGATTCTCCACCCTCGACCCGCGAGCCCTCAGTCAGATTAAACTGTGCATGATTGCCTATAGCGGCAGTAAGGTAAGATTGCAGTTGTGTCAGTTCTCTAGCCTGAACTGCTACACCCGGTTTGAATAATACCTTCTCGTACTGCTTACTAGCCGTAAAGTCATCATAATAGGGTGAAATGTTTAAGTCTAATGCCATGTGCTTTTATTCCTAAAATTTAAATACGACTTTAATGGTTTCTGTTTGATCTACATCCCTAATTATAGGTCGTCTGTTATCCATGTAGATAATGTCTCCAGAATATACATCAATCTCTGGTGCAGTAACAGTATTTATACTCAGTCCAGTAGCACCAGATGTCGCGTTGGCAAGAGTAGAACTTGCAGTAATGTTTCCATAAAATCTTTGCAAATAAACTAAATCATATGTGCCGTCGTTATTCGTGTCAACTTTTTGTATTACAATAAATCTACCACCATCAGATGATGTAATGATATCGTCCATGCTGTAGGCACCTGGATTAGACACAGTGATTACATAACACGGCGTACCTACTACATCAGTAAAATTGGCAGTCTGTGCAAAGTTTTGAATGTTCTTGACTATGCCTATCTGTCTGAAATCATTTCCAGCTGGAGGATCAGAACTGAGTACATCTCCAACTACAATGTCTTGATTGTCATTTATAAATGAGACATTGACTGCGACATTCTTCGCAAACAATTCTTTCTGTGGATTAGCACCATGTCCGAATCTGGGTGACAAAACAGACCTAAACGTAGCACCTGATCCATTACCTAAAGTCTGTGTGATTGTAATATCAGCAAACGTGTAGCCTACACCAGGAGCGATTACGGTAATTCCTGTGATCTCTCCTCGTACATTAATGACAGGTGATGCCGCACAGCCAGCACCGTCACCAGTAATAACTACAACAGCATCATTAGCAACATAGTCTGTGCCAGCAGTAAGAACTTTTATTTTATCAATCGTTCCCCTAATGGCAGTAGATTCAACCGCAGATTGCAGAGAAGGAGTTTCAGAAGATCCTAAAGCGACAGTCGCGGCTGCACCGGTTCCTCCCCCACCAGTAAATCTAACTCTAGCAAATGAATATCCATATCCTTCTGTATTCAGTGTAATACTTTGAACAGCATTCCCGGACATTACAGCAGTACCAGATGCACCGGTGCCATCACCTTCTATAGTAACAGCAGGAACTGATTCATATGAAGAACCAGCCGCAGTAACAGTAATAGAATCTATTTCACCATTGACATCGAATGCAGGTTGCCCTGATCCAGATACTTTCCTCACAGGAATATAATCCGCTGTGAGAAACTTACCGCGATCAGCAACACTTACCTGAAACATGAATTTCCATTTGTATCCATCATTCAATGTGAATGTTTCTGTGCCAGTACTAGTTGGCTTTCTTATGCTTGTTCCACCATTATTGTTTTCAATACATTTATAGACATTGAAATCAGATGTCATAATATAAAAATTTGCCGAAGAGAGGGTAGTGGCTCCACCCGATGCAGTCAATGCCGCTGTATATCCGTCATCATGCTCATCATATACAGTGCCGTTGGTCCAGTCTATGCGTCTTGCTAGAAGACATGCATCGGCTGCTTGAACCCTTTTAACAAAAAGAGTCTGTTTCCTACATTCAGCTAACTGCTTCTGAGAATCCTCAGGAGTGTCAGGCACAGCATCATTCTCCCACGGTAACGCCCTACTCGCATAAAAGTAAAAGTAGTCGTTCTCGTTAAAGATATCTCTGTAGAATGATCGGGCAGACTGTTGTCTGCCTTGATCTGTATATAATAGAGCCACTGTTTAAACCTCTTCAGTTAATTTAATGATTCTTATGAATCTGCAACTGTTACGGTCCAAGTAATTTTCAGAGTATCCGCGGCGCCTTTGTTGACAACAGCAAATACTGTACGACATAAGAGCGTACCACCTGATGATGCATTCAAAATACCAGCTTCAACAACAGCGCCAGTACCAGTACCAGCAGGGAAATCGCCAATGTACTGAACAGATGCGTTTGTTACAGTGGTTGATGTCAATGCAACACGACCAAGTTCTGTACCAAGTGCAGAGTTGCCAGCCGCGGCTGCGGTAGCGTTTGAACCACAAGCCATATGGCTCATAGCAGTTGCAGTAGCATCTTTAACTCGTGATGCAATGTAGTCTAGTCCATCGTCTACAACTACGTTAGTTACAAGGCGCTCTTCTTTTAAGGCACCATCTGGTCCATAAAGTGCGACATGTAATTTGCCCTTTGCGCTCATTTTAGCTATCTTATTTAACATTTAACTTCTCCTAGTTTTCTTTTGGTTGTAATGTGATATATGTAATATATATTCTCTTTTATTTATAAGAGTTATGAGATACTTCTGACTTCGCTTGCAACATAATCTTCTAAGAAGTAGTCAGAAGATCCTATGAAATCTTGCATTGTGATGCTTCCACCTTCTGTAGTGACAGGTGCATCTGTTCTATTTATGCCCGGGAATGTTACAACATTTGTGGTAGTCGCCTGGGCTGTTTCCGCTTTATGTAGACCAGCAGTAGTGATTGATACATCCTGTAATGCTCCACTATCACTTATACCATTCTTATTAAACCCGCGGCTCGCGACATCACCTACAGTGTAAGTTTCTGTAGTAAGTGTATTCACCATGACTTTTGCTGCCGAATCTGCGGCAGTGTAAGTATCCGTTATTGCACTTCCTGGGTGTAAGATCGCAACATCTTGCCCAGTGTATGAATCAGATCGGGACAGTAAAGCTACCCATTCTCTTGTAATAGCATCTTGCATGGCATATGAATCAGATTGCGGTAATCCAGGTTGCAAGCTAGGTGTGTCTGCGATGCCAACAGAATCTGTGGAAACTTTGAATGTATGTAGTTCGTTCACCACATCACTCATAACCACATCATCACCGGTTGCACCTATAAAGTATCTGAGATATCCAAGAACAACTACTGGAGTATCTTGT